TAGTTGACAATAACAGAAGAGTTAATAAAACCTTAAAGGTTGAAACACCACACGGTATAAAAACATTATTAAATGATTAATTATCATGTCTATAGATAAAAAAATATTAGAGGAAATTGCTAGATATAAAAATATTAGTGATTATATAAAAGAACAAGAAGAAACATCAGAACTTCCAGATTTACCTGACGCTGGTACAGAAGGAGATATAGCACCTGCAGGAGATGAAGGAGGTACTGAAGAAATTCCTGAACCTGTAGATGTAGAATCTGACCCTGATGTTGAAGTTGTTGATGATGAGGGTGGAGATACTACAGGTGAAGTTGACACTACAGATACAGGTGATGTCGGTACTGAAGAATTAGACGTGACAGAATTGGTAACGACACAAAAAAATATATCAGACAAACAAGATGAATATATGGAAAATGTGTTTAGTAAATTAGATGATTTGACTAATAAATTAGGTGAGATGGATTCTATATTACAAAGGATAGATAGCCTTGAAACTAAAATAGAAAAATACAGAGAAAAAACACCCGAAGAAAAGCTACAGTTAAGAAGTTTAGATAGTTACCCATATAATCAAAAATTAACTGATTTTTTTATGGACAAACAAGATGATTTTGAAAAAACAGGTAAAAATGAATATGTTCTCACTTCTGACGAAGTTGAAAATTTTTCTGAAAGAGATATAAAAAAATCATTTGACAATCCTTTTGAGGACGAAAAAATGATGTAAATATTGTATATCGGAATATGAAATATAAAGACCGTCTTATGATGGTCTTTTTTTTTGTGTGGATTTGACTTACCGTTTTTCGTTGTTATATTTTACTTGAGTAACAGATAAAATTTAACAGATTAAAAAGAGAAAAATTATGGCAAATGCACTTGACGCGGTACTGGCACAGTACGAAAAGAACACCACATCTCGTGGTAACGGTGACGGAATGTCACAAGAAGAAAGGTTGAAGAAGTATTTCACGACTTATCTACCTAAAGGAACTAAATCAGGACAAGCACGTGTCCGTATTCTACCTACATCAGATGGTTCGTCACCATTTAAAGAGGTATGGTTTCACGAAGTACAAGTTGATGGAAAATGGGTTAAACTCTATGACCCAGGAAAAAATGACGGTGAACGCTCACCTTTGACCGAAGTATATGAAGAGTTGATGTCAACAGGTAAAGAGTCCGATAAAAAGTTGGCAATGCAATATCGTCCTCGTAAATTCTATATTGTAAAGGTTATTGACCGAGATAATGAGGATGATGGGGTTAAGTTTTGGCGATTTAAGGATAACTATAAACAAGAAGGTATCCTTGATAAAATCATTCCGATTTGGAGGGCAAAAGGTGATATCACCGACGCTAATGAAGGTCGTGACTTGATTATTGAGTTGGCAAAATCAAAGAGTAATTCAGGTATTGAGTACACTATTGTACAAACAATCATGTATGACGACCCATGTCCTTTGAGTGAAGATTCAGAACAAATGAAGGAGTGGATGGAAGATGAGATGACTTGGAGCGATGTATACGCTCAACGTCCTCCCGAATACTTGGAAGCGGTCGCTCGTGGTGAAACACCTGTATGGGACTCCGAACTTAAGAAGTTTGTATATGGTAATGACACTACAGAAACAATTGGAGGCTCTACCCCTAAACAGGAAACTGTTAAACAGGAGACAGAAGACCCCCAAGCAGATATGGAGGTTGACGAAGAACTTCCTTTCTAAAAACCAAAACCTACAGATGGAAGGGTGTGATTCCCTTCCATCTTTTTCATTACGAAAAACTCGTAACGTTTAATACGAAATATAATGGCAATTAAGAAAAAAGATTTTAAAGATATCAAGAAGAAGTTTTCTTCTTCGGCAAAATTCAAACCACAGAGGTTTTATGATTTGGGTAAACAATTTTTGGATGCGGTAGGAGTACCTGGTCCGGCTATGGGTCACATCAATATGTTCTTGGGTCACTCTGACACGGGTAAAACTACGGCTCTTGTTAAGGCTGCTGTTGATGCACAGAAGAAGGGTATCCTTCCTGTTTTTATTATTACCGAACAGAAGTGGTCTTTTGAACACGCAAAACTTATGGGTTTTGATTGTGAAGAGGTTGTCGATGAGGAAACGGGTGAACTCGATTGGGACGGGTTTTTCATTTTCAATAACAACTTTGAGTACATCGAACAGATTACCGACTTTATCAACGAGTTGTTGGATTCACAAGAAAAGGGTGAGTTGGAATATGACTTGTTGTTTTTGTGGGACTCTGTTGGTTCTGTACCTTGTAAGATGACTTATGAAGGTAAGGGTGGAAAACAACACAACGCTGCGGTTCTTGCCGATAAGATTGGTATGGGTATCAACCAACGAATTTCTGGTTCTCGTCGTTCTGACTCCAAGTTTGAAAACACTTTGGTTATCGTTAACCAACCGTGGGTTGAACTTCCTGACAATCCTTTTAGTCAACCGAAGATTAAGGCTAAGGGTGGAGAAGCCATTTGGTTAAACTCTTCTTTGGTCTTTTTGTTTGGCAATCAAAAGGGTGCGGGAACGAGCAAAATCACGGCAGTTAAGGACAAGAGAAAAGTTAAGTTTGCGACGAGAACAAAGATTTCAGTTCTTAAAAATCATATCAATGGATTGGGTTATGAGGATGGAAAGATTCTCGTCACCGCTCATGGATTCTTGGCAGGAAAAGATTCCGCTGAGGAGAAAAAATCTATTGAAGAGTACAAGTCAGAACAATCTGAATATTGGAAAGAAGTCATCGGCACGGGTGGTGATTTCAAGTTACAAGAAGAAAGTGAAACCTTTGATATCAATGCGTTGTGACAAAAACCTTATTAGTTGACGGAAACAACCTATTTAAGATAGGTTATCACGGGGTTCGTGAATATTACCATAAAGGTAACCATATTGGTGGTATCTACCATTTTGTGAATACCTTGCGGAAGTTTATTTCCGACTACAACTATGATAAGGTTATTGTTTTTTGGGATGGGGAGAACAATTCCATTCAGAGAAAAAAGATTTTCGCTGAATACAAAGAAAATAGAAGGTACAATAGGTTAAATGACATACAAAAACAATCTTATGATTGGCAGATTTCAAGAACCAAACAATACCTTGAGGAGATGTTTATTCGTCAGGTAGAGGTTGATGGTAATGAATGTGATGACCTCATCGCATATTATTGTCAGATATCTGAAGATGAAAACAAAACAATATTTTCTGCGGATAAAGACCTGACACAACTTATTTCCGAGAACGTTCAGGTCTTTTCTCCGTCCCAAAAACAAATGATTAAGTATGGTGACAAAGTTAAGTTGAAAGATATTTCAATTCCTCATCAAAATGTTGGTACCTTCAAAATTATATCTGGTGATAAGTCAGATAACATCGATGGTATATATTACTTTGGTGAGAAAACTTTTGTCAAACTTTTTCCTGAGATACTTGATTCGGAAGTTTCCGTTGACGATATTTTAACAAAAGGTGAAAAATTACACGAAAATGACAAAGACAATCGGGCGTTACAAAACTTGTTATCGGGAAAGACAAAGAGAGGGGTGTATGGAGAAGAGTTCTATGTTATCAACAAACAACTTGTCGACCTTTCAAACCCTTTGTTAACAGAAGAAGCAAAGGAACTCGTTCAACTTTATTATGAAGAGGATATAGACCCTGAAGGAAGGGGATATCAAAACCTTATGAGAATGATGATGGACGATGGATTATTCAAATATTTACCAAAATATGACAATGCGTGGGTCAATTTTCTCACCCCCTTTATGAAACTAACGAGAAAAGAAAAAAGAAGATTTAAAAAACCAAAAACTAATTAAAAACAAACAAAACATGAGTAAGGAAAAAAACGAAATCATGAAGATGGAATTTTTGTTGACGTTGAACGACAACATTATTGTTCAAAGGTATTTTAATGTTAAGGGGTATAACCCTGACGCAAAGTACAGTTACGAACTGTATCAGACGGTTAGTGATATCGAAACCACTATTCATAACTACTTGAAGATGAATACGGTGACGTATATGTTGGACAATCAGTTTCAGATTATGGTTGACCCTGCAATTATGGAAACATCCATGACAGATGACCCTGAAAATTTCAATATCTACATCAAATTGAATGACAATGTCATCATGCATCGTTCTTGGGATGGAAAAATTTACCCACCAAAAGTCCGATATACTGTCGATGTGAGACCCCATTTGAAGGGTATCCTCAAGTCACTAACAAATTTGTTCTCAACTGACAAATTGTCATACGAAATTTGCGAATATACTTTGGTTTGAGTATATTTATTTTTACAGATATTTTGAAAACTGATAACAATGTCGAGTCAAAAAAACTTCGGATACTTAGGAAATACATTTCAGATACAATTACTCAACAATATTGTTCTTTATAACAATTTTGCGGCTTCTATTGTTGATGTTATCGAGGCCAAGTATTTCGACAATCAGTATTTCAAGATTATCATGCAAATCATTAAGGAATACTATCAAAAATACGAGCACGTACCATCATATAACACCCTTGAACAACTTGTAAAATCAGAGGTGAGTTCACCTATGGCACAGAAGATGGTGTTGGATATGGTTGAACAAGTTAAGGAAGCGCCAATCGAGGGTGAGACCTTTGTTCAGGAGAAGGCTTTGAAGTTCTGTAAACAACAAGAACTTCAAAAAGTCATGGGTAAAGCACAAAAAATCATCGACAAAGGTGATTTTGAAAGCTATGACCACCTTGAGGAGATGGTTAGAGAAGCCCTTCAGGTTGGTGAGGTGGATGCTGGAACATCGGATGTTTTTTCAAATCTTGACAATGTCTTGGAAGAAGATTTTAGACATCCTATTCCTATGGGTATCGATGGTATTGACAACCTTTTGAAAGGAGGTATTGCCAAGGGGGAGATTGGTGTTATCCTCGCACCGACAGGTGTGGGTAAATCCACAATCTTAACAAAGATTACCAACCATGCATTCAACTTGGGGTACAATGTTCTTCAAATATTCTTTGAGGACAACCCCAAAATTATTCAAAGAAAACACTTCACTTTGTGGACGGGAATCGCTCCCGATTTGTTGTCGATGCATAAAGACAAAGTTTTGGAAAAGGTACAAGATATCAAAGAAAATGCTCCAAACAAACTTGTATTGAAAAAGTTACCATCTGACACATTGACAATGAATCAGATTAAGAATCAGATTCGTAAAATGATTGCTGAAGGTACAAAGATTGATATGGTTGCTTTGGATTATATCGATTGTGTTGTTCCTGACAAAAACTTGGGTGATGAATGGAAAAGTGAAGGTTCGGTAATGAGAGGTTTTGAAGCTATGTGTCATGAACTTAATTTGGTTGGATGGACGGCAACACAAGGTAACAGAAGTTCAATATCTTCTGATGTTGTCACCACAGACCAGATGGGGGGTTCAATCAAAAAGGCACAGGTTGGTCACGTCATTATATCTATTGCAAAATCTTTGCAACAAAAGGAGATGAACCTTGCGACCATTGCTATTACAAAATCTCGTATTGGTAAAGATGGTGTTGTTTTCGAAAATTGTAAGTTCGATAATGAGATGCTGGAGATAGATACTGAACAAAGTGTAACTTTCTTGGGTCTTGAAGAACAGAAAGAGGAAAGAAACAGAGAAAGGATTAAAGAACTTCTCGAAAAGAGAAAGCAAAAAGAATTAAATAAATAAAAAAAATCAAATTATTATGATTAGTACAGTTGAAATGACAGATAGAGATGTGCGTTATGTAATTAAACGAAGTGGTATCAAAGTACCTTTTGAAACTGAAAAGATTGAACTTGCGGTATTGAAAGCGATGAAAGCTATTGATATGATAGATGAAGAAATGGCTGAAAAAATTGCAAGGATTTCGACAAAAGCACTTTTCAGAAACAATAAAGACAGAATACCTCACGTCGATGAAATTCATGACATGGTTGAAAATAAACTCATGGACTATAATTTGAATGAAGTTGCCAAGGAATATATCATATACCGTTCCAAAAGTATGCCCAATATATTCTCAAAACGAATTAATCTTAAACCTTATGATTACCCTCAACTTAATGAATATGTTGATGCAATTAGACACTCTTATTGGGTTCATACCGAATTTAATTTCACTTCAGATATTCAAGATTATAAAGTTCATTTGAATGAAAAAGAAAAATCTGCGGTGGAACGTGCTATGTTGGCAATTTCACAAATAGAAGTTGCGGTGAAAACATTTTGGGGTGACATATATAAAAGAATGCCAAAACCTGAAATCGGTAATGTTGGTGCAACATTTGCCGAATCCGAAGTAAGACACGCCGATGCATATTCACACCTTATACAACTTTTGGGTTTGAACAGTGAGTTTGAAAATCTTTTGCAAGTACCATCTGTTCGTAAAAGAATTAAGTATTTGGAAAAGGCTATTACAACCGCACAAGCGGTAGATAACAAAGATTACTTTGAATCGGTAATACTATTCTCTATGTTTGTGGAAAACGTGTCTTTGTTCTCACAATTCTTGGTGATTATGTCATTCAACAAACATAAGAACATGTTGAAAGGAATTAGTAACGCTGTTGAAGCAACTTCAAAAGAAGAAAATATCCATGCAAACTTTGGTTTTGACTTGGTGAACCTTATTAAAAAGGAAAACCCTGACTGGTGGACTGAAGAGTTGGTTGAGGATTTGATTGATGAAACTCTTGAAGCTTGTGATGCTGAAATTGAAATTGTTAATTGGATTTTTGAAAAAGGAGATTTGGACTTTTTGACCAAAGAACAAACTATGGAGTTTATTAAACATAGATTTAACGTATCCTTGAATTCTATTGGTATTGATAGTATCTTTAAAGTTGATGAAAAACTTTTGGAAAGCACCGAGTGGTTCGACGATGAAATTCTAACAACAAAACACACGGATTTCTTCAACAAAAGAAGTATTAACTATAGTAAAAAATCAAAATCAATAACATCAAACGACTTATTTTAACAACAAACAAACTTATATAAAATGGAAAAAAGAAAACCTTTTGATTGGATTAATGAAGAATCGATTACGTTTCTTCGAAGAGGATATTTGAGTGAAGGAGAAGAACCTTTAGAAAGAATCAGAACTATTGCTGACCATGCAGAAAAACTTTTGGGTATGGATGGTTTTGCTGACAAGTTTTTTGATTATATGAGTAAAGGATGGTATTCACTATCTTCACCTGTGTGGGCTAACTTTGGTAAAAAAAGAGGTTTACCTGTAAGTTGTTTTGGTTCGAATATTGGTGACAATATTGAATCTATTCTTTATACACAAGCCGAGGTAGGTGAAATGAGTAAGATGGGTGGTGGTACGTCAGGATACTTTGGTAATATTAGAGGTCGTGGTGCAGAAATCACAGATAACGGACATGCACCTGGTTCAGTACATTTCATGAATCTATTTGAAAGTGTCGTAGACAATATATCTCAAGGTTCTACTCGTAGAGGTAGGTTCTCACCTTATTTACCTGTTGAACACCCTGATATTGTTGAGTTTTTGGATATTGGAACTGAAGGTTTTCCTATTCAAGATTTAACACACGCGGTAACAGTCACTGACGAATTCATGAAAGATATGATAGATGGTGACGAAAAGAAAAGGGCTATTTGGGCTAAAGTAATACAAAGAAGAGGTGAGATAGGTTATCCATATATTATGTTTACTGATACTATGAATAACAAATCACCCGAAGTTTATCAAGATAAAGGTGCGAAGATTTACAACTCTAACCTTTGTTCTGAAATTGCACTTCACAACTCGGAAGAAGAGTCATTTGTCTGTGTTCTTTCATCTATGAATCTACTTCATTATGAAGAGTGGAAAGATACTGACGCTGTTGAAATCATGACATATTTTTTGGATGCGGTTGTAACAGAATTTTTAAATAAACTTGAATCACTTCGTGACAACGGTACTATTGAGGGTAAAAGAGCATTTTTCTATATGGAAAAATCTTACAATTTTGCAAAAAGACAACGAGCATTAGGTCTTGGTGTATTGGGTTGGCATTCACTCTTACAATCAAAAAATTTACCATTTGATAGTAAAGAAACGGCAAAACTTAATATTGAAGTTTTCAAACTGATTAAAGAAAAATCATACAAAGCTTCAGAAGAATTGGCTGAAATTTTTGGTGAACCTGAATATCTTGAAGGATATGGTAGAAGAAATGTCACATTAAATGCAATAGCACCGACAACATCATCGGCATTTATTTTGGGTCAAGTATCTCAATCAATTGAACCAATATGGTCTAATTGTTATGTAAAGGATGTTGCTAAAATGAAAGTAACTATCAAAAATCCTGTTTTGAAAAATGTTTTGAGTCAACACGGTAAAGACACAAAAGAAATTTGGGATAGTATTAAAAAACGAGATGGTTCGGTACAACATTTAGAATTCCTCACCGAAGAAGAAAAAAATGTATTTAGAACATTTGCTGAAATTAATCAGTCGTCGATTATTAACCAAGCAGCAATCAGACAAGATTATATCGACCAGTCACAATCATTAAACTTGATGATATCACCTGATATGCCGACAAAAGATGTAAATAAACTTTTGATTGATGCATGGAAATTAGGTGTTAAAACTTTGTATTATCAACATTCTATGAATTCGGCACAGGCTTTTTCGAGGAAAAAGTTAAATCTAAATGATTTACAATGTGTAGCTTGTGAAGGATAAAAAAATAAAACCCATCGACATCGATGGGTTTTTTTATAAAATTATGATTTTGTGTATTTATTAGTATGGTATTAAATAAAACATACGGAATAAATTTTCCTTTCAAGTCAAGTCAAGAAGGTACTTATTTATCTTTAACAAAAACTGTTGAAGAAGAAGTAAGAGCAAATCTTTTACATTTGATATTAACAAAAAAAGGTAGTCGTTTTTATTTACCTGATTTTGGTACAAGAATATATGAATTTATTTTTGAACCATTAGACGGTCCGACATTTGAAAATATTAAAGATGATATTAGAGAAGCGGTAAAAAAATATATACCTAATTTAGAAATTAATGAAATAAGTATTAAACCTTATTCAAGTGAAGATAAATCAGATATATCCAGTTTAACGTTTGACACAGAACCATCAGAATATCAAATGTTTGATATTTACAGAACAGCAGGTGAAGGTGTTGACGAATATACTGCAAAAATTAAAATTGATTATTCTGTAAGTGACAGTACATTTAATACAAGAGATTTTATAATTATTAACATATAATGGCAAATAGAAAAATATCATATACGGAAAGAGATTTTGAAGGATTAAGACAAGATTTAATCAATTATACCCAACAATATTATCCTGAATTAATTAACAATTTTAATGATGCTTCGGTATTTTCCGTTCTTATGGATTTAAACGCGGCAATTGGTGACAACCTTCACTTTCATATCGATAGAAGTATACAAGAAACTGTTTTATTATATGCTCAACAAAAATCATCGATATTTAATATTGCCAGAACATATGGATTAAAAATACCAGGAAATAGACCATCAGTTGGATTGGTTGATGTGTCTATAACAGTACCCGCATTCGGAGACCAAGAAGATACTCGTTATTTAGGTACGTTAAGAGCAGGTTCACAATTTATAGGTGCAGGTCAGATATTTGAAAATCCAAACGATATAGATTTTAGTAGTCAGTATAACTCTGATGGTTTTCCAAACAGAACAAAAATACCAAACTTTGATAGTAACAACAAAATTATCAATTATACAATTACAAAAAGAGAAGTAGTAGTAAACGGAACGACAAAAGTATTCAAAAAAATTATTAACCCCCAAGATGTAGTACCGTTTTACGAATTTTTCTTACCTGAACAAAATGTTTTGAGTATCACCTCTATCATACAAAAAGATGGAACATCTTTTAATAGTCCTCCCACTTACGATGAATTTATCACATCACCAAACAAGTGGTACGAGGTGGACGCTTTAGCTGAAAGTAAAGTTTTTATCGAAGACCCCACAAGAGCATCGGACAATCCGAGTATTAAAGTAGGTAACTATATCGAGACGGACAATAGGTTTATCAGTGAGTTCACACCTGAAGGTTATTGTAGAATAGTTTTTGGTGGAGGTACTACGACACCTGACGAACAATTGGCACAATTCTCAAGGTTAGGTACTCCTTTGAGTATCCAAGATTATCAGAATAATATTGGTTTGGGACTTACAGTAAAACCAAATACAACTTTGTTTGTCAGATATAGGATAGGTGGTGGAGCGTCATCTAATTTGGGGGTAAATACTATCACACAGATAGGTAATGTATATTTTAATGTCAACGGACCTTCCAACTCAATCAATCAAAA